AGTGTTGCATTGTCTATGTCTCCGTTTCCTTTTGTCATTGCTGTTAGTATTGCCAAGTTTATTTTCTCTATTGTTTTTGATTTTTCTGTTTTTATTTTGGCTTCTTTCGATTTTGTTATTATTCCGTTTTCTCCACTTAATGCATTAATTGTTATTCCTGCTAGTATCAACATATCATTTTTTCACATATTCATTTTTTATTGATACTTATAGCTTTTGCTGTTATAGCAACAAATTCACAGTTTTTCAATATCTTTATCAGTTGCTATAAATTTCAATGCGTTAATAACAAATTAATAACAATTGCTGTTGTCTTCAAATTCACTAATCATCTTTTTTATTTCATCGACATCGCATCCATTATTTATTCCTAATTCAAACATCTTTAAAATTACTTTTTCTTTTTTATTATATTTTTTGCTTAATTTTTTTGTTTCATCTAATACTACATTATTACACATTAATATTCCCTCTCTTTCGTAAATCAAATCATAATTCACTTTCAAGGGGTTGTAATCTTTTTCTATTATATTATTCCTTTTCTTTTTTGTAAATACCTCCATTTTATTTTTTTCGTCATTTTTTTCTTTCATAAATAAAAACCTCTCTTTCGTAAATATAATTTGACAATTTACTCTTAAGAGGTTATACTTAATTTACAGTTAACTCTTTCGAGTAAATTGTTTGTGGAAAAGAGATGTGTTAGATTTGCGGTCCTTGCATCTCTTTTTTCTTATTATAACAGATTTATTTTCTATGTCAAAACCCGTTTTCGACAAAAAAAGCCTGTAAGTATTGAAAATACTACAAACTTTTTTTATAATTTTCTGAATTTTTTTATTGGTCAAAATTTATTGTTCGGTTTCTAAGCTCATGCCAATTTACTCCTGATATATATTTTATGCTTTCTGATGACAATAACTCATGTTTCTTTTCATATTTATTCCATTCCTGTATTGTAGGAAATCTTTCTTCTTTTCTTGCTATCTCTTTTAAATAATTTATTGATTCGTCATATTTTAAATATATAAGACTATTTTCTGGATATTGTACTTCTTTTTTATAATATTCATTTAATATTTTATCAAAATTTTTACTTATCTTTTTAGTTTCTTTTGAATTTAACCCATATTCTTCTATTACTATATGTAATTTTCTTCTTATTCTCTCTAATCTTTCTCTCATCTCTTTTTCTCCATCTTTTGTTTTTTTATATTATAACATATTATTATATAAATATGCATAGTGTAAAGCTGTATTGTTAAATTTTATGTCGAATTTTGTTATAAAACGTAATTTTTTAATAAACACTTGCCCTTTCACAATCAATTTTAAGCTATTTTATTTTTTATTTAATGTAGTTATATGCCTTTATTTTTCAATATTTTTGATAATTTTATCTCTGATGACAAATTCCGACAATAATTTTATTTTTTATGTGATATAGTATAGAAAAAAGGAGGAATTTATATGAAGTTAAATTTAAATTTAAAAAAAATAAGAAAAAAATATGAAAATATAGAAAAATATGAAAAATATTTAAGAGCTATTCGACCTCTATATTTAAAAATAGCAGATACATCTATAGTAAATTCAGGTGTTCCAAAAGAATGCTTATTAATTGAAATAGAAAACGCAGAAAAATTTTTAACAGATATGACTAAGTCTTTTCCTAAGAATAAATTAAATGAAGATATTTTTTGGAAAAATTTTTCTAAATACGAAAAAATCATATCTGATTATGCGAATTATCAAAGAGAACTTAAGAAAAGTGATTTTGACAAAATCTTCGACTTAAAAGAAATATTATTAAAAAGAGATAATCTTTACGAACAATATGAAAAAAAATAAAGGGGCTGTAAAAAAGTCCCTTTATTTTTTTGAATCTTCGTACAATATCTTAATGAAAGCCATCCACTTGGAGTTAAACCAAATCCATTTTGAATTTTAGTAACTGTTGTTATTACTCCTCGTTTTAGTCCATTAGTATATTGATTTCCTAGTTTTTTGTTCTGATATCTTGCATTATATGTTAATTGTTTATAACTCTTTATTTTATATTTTGTACTAGGACCAGTACGAACATTTAATATATTTGCATTAACTTTATATGTTCCTGTAGTATATTTTTGAACTGTTTCATTTTTTGCAACAGCTGTATATCTAGTTGTATAAGCTAATGAAATCCATCCTAAGTTTGTTTTTCCAAAGTTGTTTAACTCGGCTAATATAGTTACTATTGTTCCTTTTGCATATCCACCAACTCTTGAATATGAGGTACTAGCTCCACTTCTTATATTCAAACCACCATTTGCTGTTACTTTAACTTGATAATTTACTTTGTTTATATTAGATTCTACTTTATCTGTCACTGTTGTTGTAGTTGTATTTTCTTTTATGTCTGTTCTATCATTTTTGAAACAGAAGAATTTTTGATAATTTGCATATTCTCTAAAGTTTTCTATTGATACATATACTGTATTACCTTTTACTGTTGCTAATCCTCTACGGCTAGATACATCAAATTTTCCATTATACAAATATGGATCATATACTTTTATATAATCTCCTTCTATTCCTATAAGAACAATGAAATGTCCTCCGTATGTAAATAAGCCTTGATTACAACTTGCTATTATGTAATAATTATCTTTTAATTTTTCTACTGCATCATCTAATTTGTAACATTCACTGTACCCCATATCAAATATATCAGCTGTCCACTTAAAAGCACTCCAATACGTTCCTTGATTTGCACTTCTATAACCATATCTTGTATATATTTCTGCCATTGTGTCTGGTGTTATATTTCCTTTTATACTAGAAACTACCATTGCTGATGATGTTGGTCCACATCCACTTGAACCTATTGTTTGTGATTTATTTTCTATACTAGAATACATTTTACTAGACCATCTGCTATCTAATTGAGAATAGTATGTTAATCCTGCATATTCTCCAATTTCTACACTTGGTGTTTTTTCTGAACCTTCATAAGCAATAATTCCTTGTTCTTCAAACCCCTCTGATTCTGTTTCTTGAACTTCTAGACTTTGCTCGTCTGTTTCTGTTAGATTTGGTATCTCTGTACTAGATTTATTTATTTCATCTACTACTGTGTTTATTGCCTCTGATATCTTATTTGTATCAACTTGTCCAGTTTCATTATATTCTAAATAAACATTTAACAATATAGATACTGATACCAATATTGCTACTATCAAGCTTATTGTTTTTGTTTTACTTTTAAATATTTCTTTTAATTTATTTTTCAATTTTCTCCCCTCCTAATCAGTTATTTCAAATTCTTTTACTTTTTCCATTAATGCTTCTATAAATGAATTACCTTTTAGTTTAAAATAAATTTCTGCACTATGCTGTATGCTCTCTAATTCATAATGTGTTATCTTTTTATCTTCTTTGCATCTATCATATATAGTCAATATGTCATTTCTTAAGCTACACTTTGTTGCTTCTATCATTGACATGCAAAAACTAAACATTCCAATCGAAAATGTACCCAGAAATGTAATTAGAAACCAATAATCTTTTAAAAACTCTAATACTTGCATTATTTTTCCTCCTTTGTAATATTTAATACTTTTTGTATATCTGCCATTGCAGTTACATCAAAAATCGGACTTATTTCATCTGTTGAATAAATATGTGTTGTATCTTCATAACTAGTTGCTTTTTGTATTTTATTTGCTATTACTTTTTGTTCATCTGTAAATGCTATTCTTTTTTCTGTTGCTGTTTTATAATAAATAGTAATGTTATTAGTAGATAAGTATTTCTTAAATGCTGCTACTGTGCTTTCTTCTAATCTTGAAGATTGCATATATATAACAACATTATTCGGATAATTAGAACTTGCATTTCTTATATGTTCTGTATTAGAAGTATCTCCATATTTTGAAACTAACTTATCACATAATATCTTATCTTCGTCTACTCTTTTTCCATTTTCTAAAATATTTAAGCAATTTATTACTGTATATTCCCCACTACTTTCTACACTAAAATTAGAGTCGTTTTCGGTACCATTTAAAACTAATTTACTCCAATTATGTACTTCTTCTTTATTGTCATAGTCAAAATAATCATCTGTTAGCATTTCTTGCTGCACTGGTATACTATACTCTTGTTTTTGTGTCTTATCAGAATTTTCTATTATAGCCTTAGATGATCCTTGATCATATTGACTATGTTCCCCTACTTCTGTGCCTTCTACTATTTTCACTGTATAATCCACATAATCGTTTGCATCGCACTCACTTCCTCTAGTTGCATAAAACCAAGCAAATAAATATCTATTACTATCATTTATAATATTTGACACTTTATAGTTTAACATGATCACACCGTCTGTTGTGTTTTGAGTTTCATCATACTTTTCATTTGATTTTGTTCCAGTATAATCCGTATTATTTTGCCTTAATACTAAAAATCCCTTATTTGTGCTTGTACTAGATTTTACTTTTGCTTTTACGGTTAGTGTTTTACCTGCATATTCCGTTAAATCCATTATTTTAAAACCTGCTGCATTATTAGAATTTTTTGAAGTTGTTGCAATTATTCTAAAATTAGTGCCATCTGTAATCTGTTCGCTAGCTTCATTATAATTTCTATAAGTGTATTTTAAAATATTAAATAGATTTACATTGCTACCAACGGTTTTTATTTTGACTGAATTTTCTAAACTCGCTTCTCCATTTCGTTTTACATTTCCATAAATTGCAAATTTTCTGAATTGCACATCTTTTACTGTGTTATTTAATGTTATATCCTCACCTTTTTGGCTAACAACTGATATTGTATTAATTATATTTTTTAGATTTTCTAAGTCCTCTTGAATTTTTGATATACTATTATCTTGTTCCGAATTTTTTATTGTTACTTCTTCAATGCTTTGTTTTATTTCTGTATCATCATAGTTCTCTAAATTTTCTAATTTTTCTTTATAATTACTTGTAAAATCATTTGTTGATAATTCTTTTCCTTCTACTTTATCTATTTTGCCATTTACTTGTTTTTCTATTTCTTTTGCATTATCGTCTATTTTATCCCAATTTTCATTCAATGTTTTTTCAATATCAAAATTGCTATTTAGATCCACTTGATCTAACATATCCCATTTGAATAATTTTAGTTTTTCTGTTTGATTTGACATTACTTCCTCCTATCTAGCTTGCTGCAACATATACAAGGGTTGCTAGCACTTGTGCTACATTTTGAGTACTACCAGAGTTTTGATACATTTCAACTGCTCCTGTTGTTCTGACTTGTATATATGAATTATTTAGTGGTTTATATGAAGTATCCTTTATTACTGCTTGTCCTACTATTAATTTTCCTGGTCTATATGCTTCTGCTAATGTTATTAAGGTTTTTGCTGTATTATTTGCTAAATTAGATATACTAGCCGTATAGCTTACACTTAATACAACTAGACGTCCTATTTTATAAATTGTTCCTATGCTTATGTCTGATGAATTTACTGTTAATTTTTTAGCTATATTATTTTGAAATGTATCAAACATTGCTTTATTTAACTTTGTTATTCCATTTTGAAAATCAATTTTGTCCATTTATTTTCTCCTCCATTTCCTCAATTTTGTTTTGAAGTTTTTCTATTATTTTTTGTTGTTCTTGTATTGCCTTACAACATAAACTTGTAAATGAATAGTTGTCTACACCTGTATTATCTAGTGATGTTACTTCTTTTGAATAGTTATAATTATCTCCTATTACAAATCCTATATGTTTTTTATCTGTATCTTTTTCACTTTTTAAGTTATATTTATAGATATCTATATTTTTTATTATTTCTATTGCTTTATCTTGCAGCATCTCAAAATTTTTCTTTTGAAGCTCAAGTGATGTTTGAGTTAGTACTGGTGTTTGTATTCCTGTATTTTTTATAGTTGTACTTCCTAAGGTTCCATATAACTCTATGGTAGGTTGACCTGAATTTATTTGACCAGAAATTCTATTATTATTGTTTAAAATTGAAAAACCTTCAGAAAACAAACTTGTTGATGTTTCTTGTTCATTTTCTAATGTTATATTTTCTGCTCTTAACTGTCTAAAATATGATTGAAACATTCCTAATGCTAATATATATTTATTCTTCTTATTATCATATATTGAAACCGCTCTAGTAGAAGAATATGGATCTATTTCAAAAACACCATTTTTTTCTAAAGTTCCTCCAGATGATACTGCATTAAGAACATATATATAATCAAGTCCTGTTATTCTTCCATCTTTATCAATATCATACTTATCATAATCGGACTGAGTAGCAGAAATCTCTCCCATTATAATTTTTTGTATTCTCTCATTGTCACCCTTAGTAAATGTTCCAAAATTCTGGTTTATTTGTGTTTTAAATTTAGCTGCTTTTCCATTAATATCTATCTTATCCGCACTTATGCAAACTTTTTCTGCACTTTGATTAATTTGCGAAATTATTTCATCTTTTCCTACTTTTTTACTAACAGTACTTGTGATATTGTCTGTTGTTTGTTTTATCTCTGATTTTGCTGTTGTTAACTCTCCTTTTGTTGCATAACTTTTTGATACAGAGCTCGTTATTTCATCTGCTTTCATATTAATAGCACTATTCATTTCTGTTGTTGTACTATAATCTTCCAATTTCTTATTTACAGATAAATCAATTTCTTGTGCTGTCTGTTTTATTTCACTATCCATTTTTACATTAGTTGCAAATACTTCTGAATATTCACTTTTTATTGCCCATTTTGCTGATATTTCCGCAGTATAATTTTTTATTGATAAAGTATTATTTCCTTCTTCTAGCATTATTGAAACTGTTCCCAAACTTTCTGTAACTGCTTTATCTTTTATTGTTCCATCTGCATTTATTCTTCTAATAACTTGTGCTTTTCCTTCTTTTAAAATATATTCATCATATACTGTTCCATTTTGCCTTAATGTATCTTGTATATTTAACTCATACTCCTTGCTTTTACCATTTTGGTCTTTTATTACTATTAAACTATCTCCTTTTAGATATAAATCATCACTTAAATATAAATTGTCACTTAATTTTAAAGATTCAAATACTGTATTATTCCCTTTTATGTGTAATTCTAATAAATTTCCTTTTATACAGTTTTCTAATGATATTGTTCTTATTCCTTCTATACTTCTAGTTAAATCTGCCATGTTAGATACTTTATCTGTTATACTATCCATTGTTTGCTCATGTTTAGTTAGTTTTTCTTCATGATCTGTTGTTTCTTGTATTAAATCTTGTATTAATCCTTCATTTTTCTTTGCTAGTCTTTCTACTTTTAATGTCTTTTTTTCTTCTTTTGTTGTAACTTTATATTCTGTTTCTGTTGTTTCTGGTATTTCCGCTTCTATATCACTTGTTATCCCTGTATTAATTGTTATATTTGCTTTTAAATAATATGATTTATATAAATTATCTTCTCTATCTCCAAGTTCAATACAAGCACATGGATTTAACCACATTATTCCTACATCAGAGGCTTCAAATGAATAATATTCTAATCCTTTTACTTGTTCAAACATATCTTCAATAACTTTTTCTCTTTGAAATTCTATAAACTCATTTTCGTCAAATCTAATCTCGCATCTTCCATTTTGCTTTATACTATCTTGGTCTTTTTCTTCTACATTATCTTCTACATCTCCACGTCCTAAAACCAGAGCATTTACAGGTCCAAAATTTTCCTTTATTGTTAAATCTGTCAAATATGATTTATCTATCTTTTCTATAGCATTATCATTTACTTTATATAAGTTAAGTTTATTTTCTTCTATAAATGCTGTTGTTAAAGTTGCCTGAGCTATTTTTTCTAAAACATCTCTATATGTTAATTCTTGAACTGTAAAAAAATCTTCTGTAACATCTAAATCTGCATTATAAAAGTCTGCTGAAAATAATTCTACTCCACAAACTTCACACATTCTTTGCACTAGCTTTAACATTTTGCAAGGATATGTTAGTTGTAATTCTGATTGCTTAAAATTTTTCATAAATCTAATCATTCTGTCATATCCTGTTACTGTCATTTCATCTTTTTTCTTACTATCTTCTATGTCTTTTATAAAAAAATTTCCTAAGTCTATATACTCATATTTATCATCCACAAGTAAACCATATTTAAAATTAATATCTTTTTCTTTTATCTCGTTAGCATTTTTTACAGTTATTTCTATTTGTTTCATTATTGTTTTAAAGAGTTGGCCGTCAAAACTATACTTTAGTTCCTTTGCTATTACCTCTTTTCTTTCTTTTAACTTATAAAGTGGTATTTCATTGAAAACCTTTACTGGTAGAAATTGTATTTCTTTTAATATTGTTCCTCCAGCACATATACTTAATTCCGCTTCTTGTTGTTTTATCTGCTTAGTTATCTGTTTAAATTTATTACTTACACTCATGTTTTTTGTGCCCTCCTGTCTATTGCTGTTAGTACTACTGAAAACTCACTCCAATAACCTCCACACGCCAGCGGACTAGATTTTATAGCTTGACCATTATAAAAATCTTCCTTATATAATTGTCCTTGTTTATAGTTTGCCATATCTCTTTCTAACGAAAATTGAACACCTGATAAAAATGGGTGTTCAAGCAATGTTTTTATTAAATTAAATTGTTCATCTGAAACTATTCCAAATTTTATTTCTAATGTAGTAAAATATCCTATAAATGTTCCACTATAATGCCCATCTAATGTATTTCTTCCAGTTCCGTCACCCCATAGAGGCTCTGGTCCAGGAATTAATTCTACAATTCCTGGAACCTGGACATTATTTACTATTAATTTTGGTTCATACATATTTAGCCTCCATTCGTTGCAAATTTATTTTTACTTCTTATTTTTTCTAGTTTCTTATTTAATTCATAAGCATCTATATATAAATTAAAGTCAAAACTTAAATTTACTAATATTTGTATTATTTTTTCTAATAGTTCTATTACTTTTTTATTATTTCCTAATCCCATTTCTTGATTAGCTTTTTTATATAATGACATTATTTTGTCTTCTGGTGCAACAACTTCCCCTTGATGTCTATTATCACCTATCATGGCTAGTTGTGGTGTATTTGCTTTTACATATCCACCTTGTGCAAGTCTTGGTAAACTTAATCTATTTATTTTACTAATATTTACACCTGGTATTAAATTTATTATACCTATTGCTCCATTTATCAGTTTTATTGCTTTATTTATTGTTTTTTCAATTAGTCCTATTACTCCATTAATTCCAGATTTTACTGAATCAGAAATTGCATTTCCTATATTTATTCCTAAATTAGAAAATGCATTTTTTACTCTTTCCCATATTCCACTAAAGAAATTACCAATATTACTAAATATTCTTGTTATTCCATTATATGCTTCCTGAAATATATTAGAAAACCAATTTCCTACATTACCAAATGCATTAGTAATATCATTTTTTCTATCCTGAAACCAGTTTCCGATATTTTGAAATGCATTTTGTATTCCATTTCTTGCACTTTGAAACTTATCTGAAAACCAATTTCCTATTCCTGAAAACACCTCTTTTATTCCTTGCCATGCCCCAGATGCCGTATTTTTTATATTATTCCACAAATTTCCAAAGAAATTTTTAATAGGACTAACAATCTTTTCATTAAACCATTGTCCTGCTTTATTCCAAGCATTCTTTATTCCTTCCCAACATTTTTTTGCAGTTTCTTTCACATTATCCCAATTTTTTATTAATGCTACAATTATTGCAATTAAAGCTGCCACAGCTATAACAACTAATGTGATGGGTGATGTTAAAACTGTTAATGCTGCATTAAATAACCATGTTGCTGCCGTAGCTGCTGTTGTTGCTGCTGTACTAGCAATAGTTGCTGCTGTATTTGCAATTTTAGCACCCGTATTCACAACCCATTGTGCTGCTTGTTTTATTAAAGCCGCTGTTCCTGAAATAATATTTTTTACAAAGTCTTTTGCATATAATAAATTCAAATACATAGTCTCTGTCTTATCTTTTATTTTCGCAACTGTAGCGCCTGTAATAGCAAGAGTTATATTTTTTAATGCATTAATTACACCTCCTGATTGCGCAATAAAAGACATCAATTCAACTGTTTTCCATGCTCCAAAAAATGATAGTATAGCTATTTCCATTCCTGCAACAGTTTCCTGATTATTGCCCATCCAATCTCCAATTTTACTTAATGCACTTGCTATTAAATTAAGTGTATCTACTATCACTCCTCCTGTCCACTTTGCTATCGGTTCTAGAAAATTATTCCAAAACCATTGAAATACTGGTTCAAAAGCTGTTATTACTTGATTCAAAATCTTTAATGCTCCTGCTATCAGATCTAGAAATGCTGGTAATACATCGTTTATTGTCCAAGCAGCTAATTTTAAAAGAACATTATCATAAAACCATAACAAGCCATTTCCAACATTTTCAGTAAAGGGTTCTAGGGATTTCCATAAATTATCAAATGAATTTTTTAGTTTATCAAAATTTATAGATTTCATTGCATTTGCTGTTGAATTTAAAAAGTGTGGTAATGCATCTGATATTACATAATTTCCTAATGGTTTTAGATAATTATTGTAAAAGCCATCCAGTATTTTTCCACATCCTTGTCCAAAATAAGAAATAGCCTCCTTTAAATTATTAAAGCTCTGTTTTAATGGTTCTAAATTTACCCCATTTAATATGTTTTCTATATCACTTGCTTGTTTTTTTAGATTATCTGTTAAATTTAGTCCACTTGTATCTATTTTTCCTCCTGAACCGCTTCCACTGGAAGAACTATCACTATCATCTTTCTTTAATATTTGTGCAGTATCAAATGAAGCCAAACTTTTTAGATCTTTAGCAGATTTTTTGGCACTATCTCCAATTCCACTCACAGCGTCACTCGCTTTTGATGCATCGGACGCTAAGTTTGAAACAGTACTTGTGCTATCATCTCCTCCTGCATTTCCGAATATCATTTCTGTAAATGATTTAAAAGCATTTGCTAGAACTTGTAGTTTTGAAAGTACCATATTTATTCCTTTTATAATAGGTGTAAAAATATTAATAAACCCTTGTCCTAATGTTGCTTTTAATTCATTAAACCTTAAGCTTAATACCCTTGTTTGGTTTGCCCAACTATCACTAGTTCTTGCAAAATCTCCATTTGCTATATTTAATTTATCCAATACAAATTTATATCTTAAAGCCACTTTTTCCTGTTCAGACATTTTAGACGTTGTTTTTCCATAACCATTTGCCAATGCGTATTGGTCAAGTGCATTTTGTGTCATTACAACACCTAAGTCTTTCAATGTTTCTGTTTCTCCAGTGAATACTGACTTTAATTTTGTGTATGCTTCATCACTTGATAAATTATAGAATGAAGCAACATCACCTGTTAATCCTGTTAAAGTTTCTGACATTGCTAGAGCTTCTTTATTAGAAAAGTTAAATGCTTTTGCCATTGCTCCAAATGTACCAACATACTTTTTAGTTACAGTTTGACCCAAACCAAATTGAGTTATTGCATTTTCAGCAAATCTATTTACTTCTGTATTTAAACTTCCAAAAGTAACATCAACAACATTCTGTACTTCTGTCAAATCAGACCCTAAATTAATACATTCTTTGCCAAAATTTACTATTGCTTTAACAGAAAATGCTGCTACCGCTAATTTACCAATTTTCTTTAATGAGTTCTCTATTCCTGAACTTTTTATTGTATTTGTTGTATCTTTTAGTCCTTTATTAAATGGATTTGAATTTAATAATAATTCAAAATCAACAGAGCCCACATTCGTACTCATACCTACTCCTCCCCTCTTTTTTAGGATAAAAGCAGGTATTGGCTAACTACTCACCACTAATGGTTGTGTTGCTCACTCTGTCTTTTTCATCTATATTAATTTTAATTGTTTTCTTACATCGTATACATTTTATTTCGCCCTTACATTGTTCAACTTTTAATAAAAGTTGATTACAATTAGGGCATCTTACTTCTATCATTTGTTATCACCAGCCATTTCTTTAAATGCTTTTTGAAATTCAGTAATAACTTTTTCATAATCTTCTTTGCTCATTTTCTTTGCTAATTTATTTCTATATTTCCATCTTATATTTTTTTGTTCTTGTGTAAAATTTTTTAATATTTCTTCATCATCTTCACTACGAATTTGAACTATATTTCCGTAGTGGTGTGTCTGGCATTAAACCAGATATAAGATTACACAATTCTGCATAATCCATTGTATCTATTTCTTTTCTTATTCTTATTCCATATTGTTTTGCAAGGCTTGCCTCAATTAAAGACCAGTCCTCTTCCATGTCGTACCATAATTCTGTTTCATTATTTGTTTTGAAATCGTTTTTCCATTTCCTCATAAGATATTTCATTTACTTGTGCCATAATCGCTATTATGACTGTTTTCAATCCATTTACTGTTAATTTCATTTCTCTAATATCTTTTTCTGCTTTTTCTCCTATTAATAATTTAATAGCTGTAAATAATCCTTCTAAGCTATCATCTTTCTTAAATATATCTTGTGCTTTTAGCATTGTTTCTGCTCCGCAGTTTACTTCATATGTTTTCCCTTCTGCTATTGTTATTGTTTGTGGTTCATGACTTAATTTTGAACTAATATCTATATTGGCCATTTTTTCTTCCTCCTAAATATATTATTTTAGATAAGAGACTAAAGCCTCTTATCTATTATTTTTTTACTGTTGTTTAAACACTTAATGGTGATGCTTCTGTATATGTTGGTTTTCCATTTGACATCACATCATACTCTAAAGGTCCAACTTCTGTTGATTTACCAATTGCCATATTTGTAATATTAAATATAGCATTTTCAAATACTAATTTGTCTCCATTTGGAAAAGTCCATTGAAATGTTCCTTCTGCATCTCTTCCATTCTTCATAAAGAATCCAGCAACATAATCATTACCTTTATCTCCATAATTTCTTTTTCCAGATACAGAAATTGTAATAGATTTAGATGTCATCAATCTTCTAACCCATCCTTTTGTATCATATGGGTTCCATTCTTCTACTCCATTATCTAATTTAACGCTAAAAGATTCCATATCAGCAATGTCGCTTAATGATTCTAAACTTATTCCAGCTTGAAATTGATTTTCGTAACATGGATATACTCCTGATTTTGTTCCCATTATTTTTCACCCTTTCTATATAATAAATTTAATTCTATTGAAAACTTGTAAATATTGTTTTCATCTGCACCTAAATCAATAGGTCCATTATATAAACACTCAATTGAGCAATTATAATCATCAATAAAAAAAGAACTACAGTCTATTAGTTCATAAATCTTATTGGCCATTGTTTCAGCCGTATTATAATTTTTTGTCCATCTTAACAGTAATGTAACTGGTAATATTCCATAACTTTTCAACTTTTTATATTTAGAATTATCTTCTAATTGTCTACGATTAGCATATAAGGCAATTGCTTTATCTTGATTTTCATCCATTTGACCTATATACCATTTTGGACAATCTATAATAATAGTTTTTAAATAATCTCTTATTTTTGATACACTAATTCTTGCTATCATTATCCATTTCTCCTTTTTAACATTTGTTTAAAATATTTTATTGGTAAATCTTTCTTGTTTCCACTAATATAATCATCAAAATAATACTGTTTTGCATTAGGATTTTTACCTTGTTTTATATGTATTTCTGGGTCGAAATAAACCTTTCTTGCATATACTGTATCTACAACTATTCTAGCAACACCTTTTATAACTTTTTTATCATCTACAAAAGTGCTATCATTTTGCATTGTACCAGTATCAAATGGCATTGTTTGACTTTGAATCAAATCTGTTTTTACCGCTTCTGCTGTATCTATCAATGCTAATCTTGCATTTTCTAATAATCCATTTATATTTTTAGTATTATACGTTATTTTCATATTAAATCAACTCCAATGTTGTATGATGAACGGTTCCATCTGGATTTCTAGGTCTACTTGCTTGATAAATTTCATATTCTATATCATTTATTATTACTTGTCCACCACTTATTTTCTTTATAGTTGGTGCTATATCTCCAAGTAATATTACTTTTCCCACAAGTTGAATCTTTCTTCCATCTGAACTAATTATAATTTTAGTTGTTTCAACAAATCTACATTTTTGATTTTCTAAATTCAAAGAAGTTAAAGGCTCACCATCTTCTGATAAGCCTTCTTGATATATAACTACATCACATTTATTATTTAATAATCTTTCCAAGTGCTTTGGATTTAACCTTTTTATCATATAATCCTATTTGTTAATCCTGTTCTTTTTAAATAGAAAAAGGCTAATTTTGATATATTTAGTTTATCAGCTATGTCTTGTGATTCCTTTTCATTTATTGTTAAGTCTCCCCCTATAGAATAACTAGATATACTATTATCATCATATATTCCTTCTTCTTTTATATACTCTGACTGTAAACACGTCGCTTTAATTATTAAATCTTTTTGCTGTGTTGTTAAATTATTAAATCCTCTTCTTTCAATTCTTGTTAATGTAGCTCTGTTAATATCTATTGAGGCTAACTCTAAATATTTTTCTGTTTCTTCACTTTCTAATACTTTAGAACCATATTTAGAATAGTCCTCCTTTGTTGCATAAACATTTATCATTTGCAACACCTCTTATTTTACTTTCTTTTCTAACTCTGCAATTTTTGCAGTTAATTCTTCATTAGCTTTTGCAAGTTCAGTCTTTTCTTCTTCAACTTTTACAATTTTTACAGTTAATTCTTCATTAGCTTTTGCAATTTTTTTTAATTCTTTTTCTAAATCTTTAGAAGCTACTTTTTTAGTAGCTCCTAACTTAGAATATCCTCTAGCTTCATATTGTGCTAATTCTTCCTCTTCGATAGACAATAATACATTATCTTTTACTATTTTTATTTTAGACATAGTAACCTCCTATTCTCCAGCATATTCAGTTGTGTCAACATCAACATATATACTGTCAATTTTATTATCTTTTCCATTTGGGAATACAAATGTATCTGATAAACTTCTATCTTGATATAGATATCCATCACCTTCTGTATGTTGACCTGGATTAAAATAATAAATACTTGCAATTTTAGGAACTGTTTTAACAGTTAATGGAGATGCTATTAATACATTAATTTTATGAGAACCTGTTACCGCTGCTACATGGTTGCTTTCATTTGCTGCTACTTTCTTAACTGGTACAAATCCATCTGTAAAATCAAATTTATCATAAAATCTTTCATCATCAATTACTTCTATTAATGTTACACCATCAATATCTGTAATTCTTGTTTCTATACCAATTCCACCTTCTGCAATTTGTGTCATTTCTATTTTTCTTGTAAAATCTGTAGATTGTTCTAATAAGTCCATAATTGTAGAATTTACATATGCAATTAATGCACCTTTTGCTACATATCTTCTTAATTTTCCAGCACTTAACATTGCTTTTAATTTTCCATATACATTTTCTTTTGTATATGAAGACAATGCTGTTGAACTATGATATCCATCTAATTTTTGTGCTTCTGTAGCAACTTTTGAATAGAAATATGCATCCATTTCTGGTATTTGTTGTGTTTTGTGGAATACTTCTGAAATATTTTTTATAGATGCTGTTTCATTTGTTTCATCTACATCTATTTTGTCTACTAAGAATGAAATATCTCTATCATGTGTTAATGTAAAAGGTACATCAGTTTGTGCAAATGTTCCTTTATTCCATCCACCTAATCTACTATGTGATTTATAACCACTTGTACTCATCTGTGTAAAATGAAATGTTTTTGCACTTAACCATTTAACTGCTGTAGTTACGAATGGTGAAGTTAAAGATTCTTGCTCCATAATTTCTAATAGGTCTGGAGACCATACCTCTGCATAATTTAATGCCATAATTAATTACCTCCTAAAATGAATTAAACCTGTTCCATCTTTTTGTGGCTACAGGCTTTTTGTTTTTTTGACTTTCATCAGAGTTACTTTGTGTTGCTCCGAATTTAAATCCTTTTTCTTCTTTTTCTTCTTCCTTTGCTATTTTTAACTCAGGAAATTCAGAAATTACTGCGTTGATTTCATCTTCTAGTTTCTTAGCATCTAATACACCGTTTTCTAGAACTTTTGACATATCAACTAATCTTGCTGCTCTTTCAACTTTCTTAACATCAACACCTACTTTGGCCATAGCAAGTGCTATTTTGTCAGTATAGTCTGCTTGAGCAGTTTCTTTTTGTTCTTCTTGTCCTTTATCTTCTTGTTTGTTTTGAGTTTCTTGAACTTGTTTAGAAGTTTCTCCTTGTTCTGCTTTTTCAGCGCCTTTGGCATACATTCTTCTGATAAATCCATCCAACTCATCTTGATTTTTGAAAACTATTGAACCATCTTCGCCCTTTTGAGCTACTTGTTTTTTAGCTTTCTCGCCCTCATTTTTGTTTTCAGCTTTTTGCTCTTTTTGAGCATTATCTGTTGTAGCTTGAGTATCTACATTTTCTTTTTTTTCGTCTTCCATATTGGAACCTCCCCCGTTTAAGGTCCGTCGACCATAATTTTTGCAATAAAAAAAGAGCCCTTTTAAAGCTCTAATTCTAAAAATGGCACAAGTTAATGGATTTGAACCACTACAAACAGTTTTGGAGACTGTTGTGCTACCTATTACACTAAACTTGCATATAAAAAGCACCTACATTGCTGTAAGTGCTTGTATATTATTTATCTAAATTATCAATTGCATATTGTGCTTCACTTTTTGTAAAACCTTCTACTGATGAAATCAATTGATTATATATTGCTTTACTTGACATATTCATACTTGTTTGATATGTCTTTGCCTTTTCTAATGCGTTTTTATTCCAATCTGCTTCTATATTGTCTATTGCATACTGTGCAGCTTCTTTTGTAAATCCCTCCACTGATGAAGTTAATTGATTGTAGATACCTTGCTTTGACATATGTAGTGAATTAGAATAAGTTTCTGCTTTTTTTAACGCATTTTTTTCTTCTGCAGTAGGTTCTTTACCTAAAGAATAAACTATATTAATTTTATCTCCTTGATGTGCTACTGTATTTGCAGAAATACTTTGACTAACAAAATTTCCTTTTGCAATATCATTTGAATATTCTTCTATTATTTTTCCGTTAATTTTATTAGCATCCATCCATGCTTTTACTTCTTCTTTTGACATAGTACTAAAATCTACTATAGTAACTTCTACTGAATTATCTTTTTGATAATTATTAGTTGAAGTATTAACTGTATTATTGCTTTGTGAAGCACCTATAATTATTCCTATTCCTATAATAATTATCCAAAACCAACTTTTTTTATAAAATGATTTCTTTTGTTCTTTTTCATGACTTGCCATAATAATTCCTCCTTTTATTTTATTATAAAAAGATTATATCACTTTTAATTAGATTTTTAAGTCGAATTTTGTCGAATAATATAAAAATTTATTTTTTATTAAACCATTCTTCAATTTTTCCACTTTTAACTGCTCTTGCAAATTCTTCTCCTTCTTCTTTCTCTTGTTCAGTTAATTCTCTATATCCTATAACTTCTCCACCTATTGGCATTGATATTCGCACTAAGAATTTATCGTGTTCACTTAATTCTTTATATCTATCCCCTTTTTCTTCTTCTGTAAGATTATTAAAATCCTCTAATGATAAATTACTCATCTATTTCCTCCCATAAAATATAATATGTACCATGTTGTTTTACTATATTTCTTGTTACAAATTTACTATTTCTTGGATATAATATTTCACTTTCAGTTTCATTGTATTTTCTTATATCCTTAGCTCTGGTTGAATTTACATATATTTTTATATTTGCATTTTTATTATAACTTTCTTTATCTGAAAATGATAAATATTCTTTCCAATTTTCTATTTTCCCTATTTTATTCTTTTTTAGAAAATCTTTCAACAATTCTTTGTCTTTTATTTCTAATACTCTAACAATATTTCCATTGTAGTTATTACATTTATTTAGTGCACTATCTAAATTGTCCCTCATTCTTTTCTGTTCATCTGTTAATTTTATATTATTTCTTAAAGTTTCATTTATTTTATAACTTTCTGAACTAATGTATTGGTTTATTGCATATTGTTCATCATTTGATAACCCTATTGTACTACTTTCTATTTGTTTTTGCAATTCATTAGCTTTATTTTTATAATTTATTACATTTTCAGGTAATAAACTACCTGCTGCTAATCTTTGATATTGTTTCTGTCTTTGTTGCAAATATTGAGTATATTTATCTTCTTTATTATGGTTATATTTTGCTTGTGTTACTTCTTCTGGTTCATCATTTATTCCTTCATAATATGTACTAACTCCATGATGACATCTAGGATGGAATAATCCTCCTGTTATTGCTGTACTTAATAATTGATATTCTCCATCTTCCTCTGTTCCACCTGCCCATACATCATCTATATAAACTCTGCCTTCCCATTGTGTACATTTATCACAAGCTCCACCATGTTTTGATACATATACTAATGAATTACCTAATTTTTTACGCATTTCACCTTCACCCATTAGATTTGCTCTTTTATTTGCTGTTCTAATAGCCATATCACAGTAATCTGCAATATTATGCTTTGTTCCATTTTTATATTCAATACAATTAAATCCTCTTGATAAAAAATCTTTACTAGCCATATCAATTGCTTGTTTTACTGTTCCTGCTCCTGTATTAGCAAATACTTGTGCTTTATATATTATTTGTCTGTATTGGTCATTTGCCATTCTCAAAGTTGCATATTTTACATCTTTCATGTCATTTTTTGTACTTTTTATTAATGCATCTAATTTTCTATGATTTAATCCAAAAAAAGATCCACCTAATTGTGAATCTTCTTTTCTTATAATTCCTGACTGTATTGCCTGTTTATTTGTTCTTCCTGCACCTTCTTTGAATTGCTCTTTTATATGTTTATATAAATATCTATTTAACCATTTTGTGTTGTTGTTAAATATTTCTTTATTTGTCTTTTTATAATCTTCAAATTGTTTTATTTTTAATGCTTGCCATTGTGGCCAATCAAATCCTTTGGCTTTTTCGTCTTCTTTATGGCTCCATAATGTTCTTTTCATAGAAGTAATTAGTTGTAATTCAATTTCTTCCATTACTTTTTTTATATCATATTCATTTCGCACTTAATCACCTACTCTAATGGTTCAATTATATTAGGTTCTTCTTTTTCAATTATTCCCGCTTCTTCTTTTAACCTTTTTACTTCTTGTTCTTTTTCCTCTTTTGTTAAGCTATCGCCATACATTGTATCTACAGACTTTTCAATACTCATTACATTTTGACCTGGTCTAGCTTTTGATACCGTTTCTACTGTTGCTTCAAATGAAGGATTTGCATACTCTTTAAAATCTACTATTGCTTCATATTCTCCTGCTGTTTTTTCTTGTGCCAAATCATAAGTTTTTAGACATATTGTAACCAATTTAGGAATAACTTTTTCTAATACATTAATTACTTTTCCCCTTGTATATTGTGTTGCTTTTTCTTTTTCTCTTTGTGCATCCGCATTATCAAGTTTCTTTACATCTATTCCTAGAGTGCTAGGGCTTATTAATCCTTGCAAACATAAATCTAATGCTGTTATATATGATTGTAACATTCCTTCATAATTAAAATCTCCTTTTTCTCTTGTAATCTTGCTACTTTCTGTTTCTGATGTTGTACTTCCAACTTTAGCATACCTGTTATCAAATGTATTTGGCTTTAATAATTCTCCATTATCATTTGTTGGAATTAAATCCTCTGGAATATATGTTATTGTTCTATTATCTCTTAATGCTTCTATCCATTTGCTCCATACTTCATCAAAACTATCAAAAGCATCTAATTTCTTTTCTAATATACTTTGGCCTCTACCTTTATATTTTTTTGATTTGTTAAACATCATCGGTACAGCCATCATAAATTTGGTATCTTTTGGTTCTTTTAATTCTGCTGTTTCTGGAATAGCTTTATAATCTTGCATTAAATGGTCATTTTTGTACAATTCGTATTTTATTCCATCTTTAGAATATTTTTCAAAAAGAGTATAACAAACATCTTTTTTAGGGTATTTATTCTTAAAGTTTACTCCTGTTATTCTTCCTCTTGTATATTCAAAGTCAACATCTTGTCCTGAATAAAATTCTATTATAGGATATTTACTTATGTCTGTATCATAACTTATTTTAAATGCTCCATCACATTGTACAAATACATCTATTATCGCCTGTTTTAATGTTTCCTTAAAGTCATTTTCTTTTACTATTTCTTCCCAATTTGTTTGTGCTTCGTTGTTTCCTTTAACTTCTATTTTATTAAAACTATCAACAATTATATCGGCTAACATATCCACTATCATAGCAGGTAATCCTGTATGTATTTTTCTAATATTTATACCAGTTGTACTCTGGGCTGCCCAGAATTTTGCATTTCCCATTAAGTCATCTGTTTGTGTATAATATTGATGCAACTCTGATGCATCTCCTCTATACCACAATAGATTTCTGAAGCAGTTACCTTCAAATGTGTTTGTTTCTTGTATTGTTATTGTATCTCCTACACTTGGTTGTATTTCTAACCAATTTCGTATTACATTTTTTATTTTATCATTTACTGTCCCCATTTTATTCCTCGCTTTCAGTTGTTACTGTTTCACTATCTTGACCTTCTATTATTCTGATTACTTCTATTGTTGCTTGTTCTTTATATTGTTTATATTTTAATTCCTTTTGTATCAATTCTTCATATCTACTTTGATCTATCTCAATTGTTGGTGTTTGAAATAATGTGCTTCTTGTACTCATATATTATTCCTCCTCATCTTTAATCAATTTCTTTATTACTTCCCAATTTCCAATTTTCTTTTTGTGAGGTAACCAAGCATACTGGCAACCATTTATTGAGTGGTCGTTTCCATCTTCAGGTTGATTATCTTCATCAAATGAATATTTATTACATTCATCTATATAATCTTTGCAAGTTTCAACAATTAAAAAATCACCAGTATTCAACCAACTTTCTTGTAGTTGAACTCTAGTGATTATCTTTGTCTTTTTCCATGCATTTTCAAAGTTATATACTAAAGCATTTTGCCTTTTTGCTTTGTTTGCTTCCATTATTGTTCCTTGGTCTGCATTGTCTATAAAACATATTCTTGCAAATCCCCATTCGTTTTTGAACTCTTCCATAAATTGTATTATCCATTGAACCACATCTGATGGTGCAAATGGTATTGTTCTATCTTTATTATTAAATGTTCTTTCTTTCAATAAAACACATTTATTATCTGTTGTTATTCCTACACCTTCTAAAGTTACTTTGTCGTGACTTTCTTTTGAGTATGATGTATCACAACCAATAGAAAATAATTTGAATTTCATTTTCTTAGCTTCTTCTACTGTTATTATGTTTTTAGGTTGTAAATTGAAGCATAAGCCTGTTGCTTTTCCTCTTAGTCCTTGTATTTTGTTTTTATACATTTTTGTTCCTATTGGTGTTGCATCTATTTTTTCTTGTATATCTTCCTTGGTTAATGCTGCATTATCATAAAAAGTAAAATACCAATGCACCCAACCTTGCACATGAGGTTCTTTTAATTCTTTTAATAATTCTATTGGATAATCTTGTTCATACTTTGGTATTGGTCTACTTTTATTTATAAATTCTTTGTAAATGTCTAGTGACGGGTCGTCTGGGTTTGATGTAGTCATCATGTATTTACATCTATGTGTAACTTCCCTCATAAACTCCATATCTGCTAAATTCACTTCATCAAGATACACACAACCAACTTGTCCACCTAGGACCTTTTTCCATCTTTTTTTATCACCATAACCACATACATATATTATCTTTTCACCTTTATTTGTATCATATCTTATATGTGGTAATCTTATTTTATCTTTTCCTTTTGGCCAATACTCTGCTATATCTTCGAATTGTTCTAGTAAACCATTTTCAGAGTTTATAACATTCTTTTCTACTGTTCCTACATCATCACCTGCAATGATATGATACTTTTTATCAGAATCAGCAACCATACACATAAACTTAAATATTCCTACTGTTGTTTTTCCTGCTGCGGTTGTTCCTTCTAAAAACTCTCTCTTGCATTTGGTTTGTAAGAACTCTTTATATTTTTGACTTAATTTTAACATTACACATCATCTGCACTTTGCATTTGATTTAATATATCTGATATAGCATTTTTCTTTTCTTCTTTTTCTTTAACATTTACATCTATTTTGTCATTAAATATTCCTAAATGTCTTCCTAACAATTCAAGAGCTTTTGTTTTATCTAATAGTTTTACTTTTTGTGTATCACCTATTTTTTCTCTGTCGTCTCCATAACCCTCATATTCTTCTAAAGTTTCTAGTTGTGATATTGCTCCTGCTGTATCACTATCAATGTCTGCTATATTTTTTAATTGTCCATTTTCTGTATATAGTTTTCTTATATCTAAAAATGCTATTTTAGCTAATTCTTTTATTACCATATCCTGTGTTATTTCTGTTCTTTGTTCTCGTTCTTTTATTTTATCTGCTACATATATTTGAATGTTAGCTTTTGTTAGCAGTCTACTTCCATTTGCTCTTGCTGTTTCATCTTTTTTACAATTAGGATAAGCAACCTTATATGCTCTTGTTGCATTAAGGTCTATTAAATATTCATCACAAAATCTTTTTTGTGCATCTGTCATATAAGATTACCTCTCTTTCTTTTATTTTCTTTTAAATTGTTTTATCATTGCATCTATTATTGTAACAAAAATAAAAAGAGTAAATGCTATTGCTATTACTCCTAAACAACTTAATATTATTACTAAAAATATATTCCACATAGTCCTATACCTCTTTCCCTGTTACTTTGTCTACTATCTTTACTATAACATCTGCTTCCCACACATAATAACTTCCAATCTTTGATACTTTCTCATTTTGATTTTCTAATATTACTTTTTTCTGTTCTGAATTTAATTTTCTATTTGCTTTAATTTGACTTATTTGTGAATTATTACATTCATAACCTTTTTTATTTAATATACTCACAACCAAATTATTTTTAACTTGAGATATTTTTATACTAAGATTTTTTAATTTCTTTGATTTTACTTTTAAATACACTTTCATTCTCCTTTTTTGGTTTATATCTAAAACAATAATCATAGTATATACATTGCTCACATTTTATTTTCATGCAATTTGCATAGTTAATCTTGTCTCTCATAATACACACACTTTGTATATACTATATCATTGTTTTTGAATACTCTTATTTCACAATCATTTTTGTTCTTATTTTTACATCTTGTGCAATACTCTTTTTTATATTTTTCTATTCTTTCTTGATTAGTCATATGTACATCTCCTTTTTTGTTTATAAAACACTATGTAACGATATAAATGTAGCTCAGCTCTACATATGCTCCTAAGTTTTTCTTTTAAGCAGGCGGAACATAAACCGTAATTTAATACGTTAAACCAGATTTCTGATTATTTTATATATCGCTACATACTATTTTATAAACTTTATATAAGATATAAAGAGTTGTATTTCCTCAGATTTACAACCCCCTGTTTCTACAGAATTTTATTTATAACCTCTATGCAAGATATAATGGGAATGTACGTCTTACGTTTGCAATTCTGCATACATTTGTAATAGCTTTTTGCTCTCCTTGTAAAACTTCTATTACTACTTATTACTCAACCAATTTGGAGAGTCTCTTTTTTATATCCTGCATACAACTTATAAATATTAATTAGAACTTGCTAGGAAAGTTCTATACCATCAACTTTGATTTTTTATCCTACAAGGATTCTATTATCAGTTACCTAGCATACTGGTAATAACTAATCCACTAATTTCCAGTCTTCTGCTAACATGTCGGCTTGACTGGCTAACCAACCTAATTGAACTCCTGATGTTCCTACAAATGCTATTGCTTTATTTTCTATTGCATCATGTTCAGCATTTATTATTTCATTGTTAGTGTTTTTATAACTTATACAAGTTGCAAGTTCTATATATTGTCCTTTACCATTCCAGCCTTGTCTTTGTACTCTTTTTCCTTCTCTTAATAATTGTATCGCTTTTCCAAAATTCATTTTTATTCCTTCTTTCCTAACATAATAAAAAGAATAGACATTTAAAACATCTATTCTTCTAACATTTAAATAAATTAAAGGGGCTTTTTTATTTTTGCCTCTCGGCTTTTTTACTATTGTTATTATACTATATATTTTTGTATAATACTACGACATTTTTACGACATTTTCACGACATTTAGAATTTTATCATCTTTTCAGTAGCTTTTTCTATAATTCTTTGTATATGTCTATCGCTTCTAGTTTGATTAAACAGCTTAAAGTATAATCTATTTCCTATGTCTTCAGCCGTTCTTCCTTCGACATAATAAGCTGTTAATATTTCTCTTTCTTTATACTTCAATCCTTCTAGTCGATCTTCAACCGCTTCTACCTTTTCTCTTAATTCTTTGACTTCTTTTTCTAATTCTTCTATTTTGTTTTCTAATTCAATTCTTCTTATATCATTTTCTTCTACTTTTTTTGATACTTTATCACTTATTTGGTTTTTACTATGTATATCTTGATTATCTCCGTATGAAGATGTCATATTAGTATCAGAATCAACATATTTTAATTTTATTCTTGATGTCTTTAACTCTTTAAGCTTAATATTTAATCTTGCCTTATTTTCTTTATATTCTTTTAATAATACTATTAAGTTTTCTCGTGTCATTAGTGTACCTCCTTAACTATATTTTTCCACTTCCACACTTTTTTGCTGTGCTTATCATGTTTCCTTTTTCTGTTATTAATCCTAAATCAAATTTTGTAAATGTTTCTTTGTACCCGTATAATAGATCTTTATATAAATATAAATTTTCATTACATTTTGCTACTAGTATGTATTCATGTCCATTTTTGCTAATTACTTTTGGTATTTTCATTTGCTTTTCCTTTCAAATATTTATATATTACTCTTTCAACATAAGCTAATGCTTCATAATTGCTTATGTATCTTCCATCATGTCTATGCCTTACACTTGCTCTTATTATCTTTATTTCTTGATTATATTGTCTTTTATACATTGTTGCTAATTGATTCTTGCTTAATCCTTGCTTCCATTTTTGAATTATCTCTTTATCTTGCATACTACACCTCTTTAGAAACTCTTTAGATGTAGTATGCTCTTTTATCTGTTTATTAATTCTTTTGCTTTGTTTTCAAAATATCGTTTTATATCTTTCTCTAAATATGTATAATCTTCATCCCTTTGTACTTTACAAATTTTATTTTCAAACCATTCTTCAAAATCTTCACTTTCAAAATATGCTTCATTTATTACCTTTGCCATTAAATCTATTATTTGGTCTTTATTTTGTAATTGCTTGTTCAGTCTTGAAAATTCTTTCTTATATAGACTATATTTTTCCAATTTTTTAGCCTCCTTTACTCTGTTTCTTAATTTTCTTAATAAGTCATTGTTATGTTTTTTTAGTTTATCTATTTGTATTTGCATTATCGCAAATTTATGTGCATAAACTTTTTCTTCTTGTTCATTGGTCATATAACCGCCTCGATTCTATCTAATAATTTTATCCAACATTTCTTATCACATTCCATTCCTAAATTTTTTGCTTGTCTTATGTCTTCTGCAATAATATCTAAACATTTATCTGATAATTTATCATTTTCTATTTCTTCAAGTATATAATTTACTGTTATTTCTACTATATATGTCATTCTTCCGAGCGCATACCTTTCAGCTGATATTACTATTTGTTCAAAATCTGTCATATATTAATCCTCCTCTAATTTTCTTCCACATTCAGGGCAATAATTTATATTCATTTCTGCTATTCCATCTCCATAAGCTTGTATTTTTGTTTCTCCATGAATTTCTTTTATTTCTAAATCAATCCAACTACCTTGAACTTTATACACTTCATTGCTTTTTAATCTTTCACATATTTTACACTTTTTTATTTTACCCATCCTAATTCCTCTACTTTCTTATTTATTGCTTGTAGTTCTTCAATGTCAAACTCTTCGCTTTCCATTTCTGCTCCAACCTCTATTGTTTGATGTTTTAAGTTAAAGTCAATATCTTTTCTAAAATTTTTATAAATTATCCAATAATCATTTGCTTTTGTCCTTACATATCCTAATTCTTCAAACATTTCATCTGCTGTTTTTTCTTTCACTATGTATCACTCCTCTCCAGCTCTGTTAAAATTCTATCAATAGCATAGCAATAAGGATAATTTCTATTGCCCATGCCTTTTAAAATATTTGACCAGTCTTTTAATATTTTTTTGTTATATTCTAAATCATCATTGTATTGTTTATGTTCTATATAATACTTATACCAATATTCGCTTTTTTCTGTTGAAGTCATAGTTTTATCTAATATTTCAGTTATAGCTTCTTTTAATTTTCTATTTTCATTATCTAGTTCGTGATTTGTTGTCATAACCCAACAATTTTGTAAAGTATTTTTTGTTTCTTTAGATATTTCCTCTTTACTCATATCTTATTTACTCCTTTACTACTAAATCTATCTCTTTCCACATTTCAAATAAATATTGTTTAGCTTTTTGCAAATGTTCGTTTATTTCTTTTAAATCTTTTTCTGTAATATTGTATATTACAATGTGCCATAAATCTCTTCCATGTCTTTGTAAAGCATGATGTAATTTTAAAATATAACTATCTAATTTATTGCCTAAATCGTCTTCTTCCTGCTCTAAATCAAACCTAAATAATAAATTACAATCAAAATCATAGTCTAAACCACACTTTTCTTTAAATTTCTCCCACGAATTACATTCCATAGTTCTTTTAGTCTCCCAACATTCACAATAATAACTATGATTTGTTTCTTCTAGTTTTAACATATCTATTCTCCTCCTAATAATTCTGGATTATCGTATATATTACCAATTACTTCAATTTCTGCTTTATAATAACTTCTTATTTCTCCAAATGCAAAACCCCTATCTTTGTTCTCTAAATCAACCAAAAGCCACATTCCATTTATGTCATCATATATAACTTTAAATTCTCCATCAAAAGCTGGCTCTTCATAATAGTAACAATCTAATAAAACTATATCTCCCTCATATATTTCTTTTCCGTTTTTATCGTGTAGTCCTGTATATTGTCCTATTGTCTTAATGTCTACTTCTTGTTCTCCTATACCGCCCTAAATAGTCATCATCTTTCCAGTTTATAAATGGTACATATTCATCTGCGCAATTAAAATTAAAAGATAAATAACCATATACCCATTCTCCGATTATCTATTCTTTCCCCTCTAAACTTTATCTCTCTATCCATCTTCTTCACCTACTTTATAGCAATTAGCCATATAAATTTCTTTTGTTAGGATTGTTTGTATTTTATGATATTCTTCCATTTATTAGTCCTCCTCAAATTTATATTGATTTAATATATTATTTGTTTCTGTATAATCAAAAACTTCATTCTTTTTTGTTATAATTTTGTCTTTATAATATTCTAGTTCATCTTTTATCTCTTTTATTAAATCAGTATTTTCGAATTTAATTTCATCAAATAATATTTGTTTTATAAAATATGGTTCTTCATTATAATTAAATATAAATCCACGGTATTTATATCCATCATTTTGAGGTCTTTCAACATCTGCTTCTCTTATAAGTTCAGTATCAAATAATTCAAAAAAGTTTTTATAATCTTTTTGAACTTCTACTTGTATTAGTTGTGTTCCATCTTCCTCATAAAATGTAATATATGTTTTTTCTTCATTTGTGATTATGCAAAAGTATGATATTGTATCATTTTTTCCCATACTTTTTTGAATCTCTTTAGCTGATATTTTTAATATTTCATATATTTTTTTAAAGTTGTTATATTCTTTTACCATATCATCATACTCTTCTTTATATTTATATTCTTCCATTATTCTTTACCCCACAATTCTTCAAAATTACTTGTGTTCTCTATTTCATCTAAATCTAATGTATCTGATTGTTCTTCTAATTTTGCATTACTTGCATTAAATTCATTATCAATATCTCTTTGAATATCATCAATATTAAATTCTTCAAACTCTCCAAAGTTTTCATTATATTCTTTTACTGCTTTACTAAATCTATCTTTTGATTTCATTGTTTCTAAATTATTTTGTAAGTTTCTTATTCCATTTTCATATTTTTCTTTAGCTTCTAAAAATCTTTCTACTATTAATTGTTGTTTTGCTATTTGTTCTTTTAATACTGATATTCTTTGTTTTGTAGTATTTGTTTCATCATATACTTGTTTTGCACCTTTTTTGTCATTTTTCGTTTTACATATATCAAAACATCTATCTAATCTCTTTAAATTATTTTCATTTTTCTTTAATTCATCTTTATATGTATCTAAAGTACCTTTTGCATTATAATAACTTTCATTAAGTTTTTTTAAAGCCTCTTTTTGTCTACTTAATCCTTCTTCCACTTTTTCTATGTTATCTACTTTCACAATCTTATTAAAAAACCTATCCCATAATATTTTAATTTTTGTTAATTTTTTCATTATTATCTACCTCTTTCTCTTTATTTAATTCTTCAACAAATCCTGTTGTTATAATTCCAGTTGGCAAAGCTACAAATGCTATTCCTACTAAACTTGATATTATACTTATTAATTTACCTATTTCTGTTTTAGGACATATATCACCATATCCAACGGTTGTTAAAACAGTTGTACTCCAATATATTGCTTCAAAAAAATTATTAAAACTTTGTCCTTCAAATTGAAACATTATTAATGCACTTACGAATATAAATCCTATTGTAAATCCACATACAACTTTTAAAATATCTTTATTTTTTTCTACTACATTTTTTATTATTTTAAATTTTTTAGAATACCTTAACGTTTTAGCAATCATTAAAATTCTAAATGTACTAAATAATGTTAGAATTGGGTTATTATAAAATTCACTAAAACACGAAATTATAATTGTTAAATCAAATATTGCCGAAAATGTTATTGGATATTTTATAAAACTAATTACTCCTTTTTTTAGCCTATAATCTGATGTTATCCATCTTAAAATATAGTCTATTACAAATATCAAAGTTGTTATTATAGTTATTACATAAGTAAATTTATTTTGTTCTTTAAATATTAGTAGAACGATGCTTACCCATATACAAATAAGCATCATAATGTCATACCACTCAAAATATTCTGTATCTTTTTCTACTACTCTATATAATTTTTCTCTTATTTTCATTTTCTTCTCCTATAAAGAACATATAAAAACTATTAACGCTATTAGTCCAATAGTTAATATTGATATAATTCCGATAAAGATTGTCCAGTTATACCATTTCCATCCATCATAAAATGGTTTGTTTTCATTTTCCTCTGTTTTTGCTTCATCTAAAATTTTGTCAATTTCTTCTTTTGAATATCCTTTTTCTTCTAATGCTTTAACTATATCTTGTTCACTAACTTTGTCTTTTTCTTTGTCTTTATCTTTAAAAATTTCACTTAACATATAATAATTAAATATACTATTACTTAATGAATAACTTGGCTGTGTTGAATAATTAGTATAATATGTTGGATTGTTATTTACTATTGTTGTACTTTCTTTTGGTTTTACAGTTTCGTGATTTACTGTTGTTCTTCCTGTTTCACTTTTAGTTGTTGTATAAGTTTTTCCTGTACTTGAACTTGTTGTTGTTTTAGGTGTTGATGAACTTACACTTGATGATTTACTACTACTTGTCGGTGTACTTGCTTTAACACTACTTGAACTTGATTTAGTTGTTGTACTAGGTGTACTTGCTTTAACTGAACTATGTACTGATGTATGTGTTGAGCTATGCACTGATGTATGAGCTCTTCCATATACATTTGTTGGCAATATTAAACATATCCCTATAAAAACTACTAATAAACTTGATATTATTCTTTTAAAATTCTTTTTCATTATTTATCCCCCATTTCTTCTAGCATTTGATTTGCTAAATTTAATACTTTTGTAATTTCTTTATTTTGTTTTACTATATATTCTAAATAAGTGCTTCAAATGTAACTTGTCCATCTTCCATTATTCCATTTAAAATATCTTCACTTATCATTTTTTCTTTTGCTTGATTATAAAAATCTTTTTTTATTTCAAAGCCATACCCATTTCTTCCTGTTTCTGCACAAGCTCTTAATGTGCTTGCACTTCCTGCTACTGGATCTATTACAACATCCCACTCATCTGTAAATATTTCTATTAATCGTTTTAACAAGCTTATTGGCTTTTGAGTTGGATGTATCTTAGGATATACTTTTGAATTGTCTCTTTTCCACTCAAACCAGTTGAATATCATTTTCCCTTTTTGTTCTTCCGTTCTACCATTATTAAATTTGGGTAACTTATCTCTATAAAGCACTACTGCATATTCTGTCGCTCCTACAATTCGCATATTAGCTTTTAATACTGATGCTGAATAATTTTTTACAAATACTAGTGGATAACTTTTCATTAGTCCATGTTTTTTTGCTTCATCTATTACCATTTGTATTTGTTCAAAAGCACAGAATACTATCATTGCTGGTGCTTGTCCTTTTTCTTTTGGTTCTTTCTTTAAATATCTAGTGCAGAAATCAAAGAAATTATTTATTTTAAAATCATTATCTGTATCAAAAAAACTTTTCCCAGCAAGTTTACTTTCTCCATTTTTATTATCTCCATCTATGTACCAACTTGGATTACTTGCATATGCCTTATTTCCAAGGTTATATGGTATATCTGCTATAATTAATTGTGCGTGTGGTATTCCATATCTCTTTGCATTTTCAAAGTGGTCATTATATAATTCTATCTTACATTTTTTATTCATCTCTTATGTTCCTTTCATTTAATTTCTTCTATTTCTAGAATAATTTTACTTGATTTCCCATATTCAAAATCATCTCTAAAACCTTTTACAAAGTTTCTATTATCATCTTTTAACTTTCCTGCTTTTACCATACTGTCTAATATGAACTTTTTGGCAAAGCATACATTGTCTAAATCACGTCTTTTGTTTTCTTCAACCCAGATGAAATGGATCTTAATTGGATTTTTATATTCAGGTAATAAATTTATATACCAGCCTATGTCTTTTTCAACATTCTTTTTCATATTAGCTCCAGCATACTTGTTTCTTCTGCATTCATTTATGTATTGATTCAACGATGGTAGCCTAAATGGTATTTCTATCTTGTCCATTTTTCTTTAGCTCCTTTCTCAATTTCTCTTGCCAGTTTTCTATTGCTGCCGTAAACCTTTTACACCTCATTACTGGTTTATATTCTTCAATTTCTTGTTTGTTACAACCTAGACAGTAATAACATAGTGTATTCTTTTTTATTTGTTTCATAGGCTAGTCCTCTGGCATTTCATAACATATGAAACCTTTGTAATCTGACATTGCTCCATTTTTCCAAAATTCTGTTATTTCTGCTAATACTTCTTTTGCTCTTTCTTCTGTTTTGTATTCTCCTAAAAATGCACAAATCATATTATCACTAGATTTTTCTGCTTTGATGCAAAAACAATTAGGTTCTGTTGCAAATTCTTCATTTGACCAATTATCTACATACATTCTAAATATTTCATCAAAATTAAATATTTCCATTTTATCCTGACTTATTATTATCATAACTACCTCCTAATCTATTTTTGGAATATGATCCATATTTTTTGTTATCATATCCATTAAATAATATCTTTTAAAACTTACCGATTCGCCAAATCTGTTTTTACTACTTTCCCATTTTGTTTCAAATTCATAACCTAGCTCTTTTAATTCTTTTATTCTTGTTGCTAATTGTGTTATCCCTAAGTCATTGTAAGCATCTTTACTTGTTATGCTTCCAAATTGTCTTATATAATCTATTATTCTTTGCCTTTGATTCATCTTCATTTGTCTATCACTCCTTTTAATCTACAAATTTTCCCCATTCTAAATTTTTATATAAAATTCTACGTGGATCTTTTATATAATAATCTAATGGATTTCTCTCTATCCTCGCTCTTATATCCGCTATTTTAGGTATAAACTTAACTTCTTGTATTGTTTTTTCAATAGCTTTTTCAAATTCTGTTTTATCTGTAGTTTTAAACTCTTCATACCACACTGTCATTTCTTCTTTTGTAAATATCTTGTTATATGCTGTTTGAATTTTTGATATCTGTCTTTTAAATTCATCTTTATTCATCTAAAAATCCACCACCTTACTCGTGTCTTTATCTTTTT